TTCAGAAGCCGTGCGTCCGCCATTAGTCTGCTGCCCACCGAATAGACTTGGTAATGCACCAGAAACTAACTGACCTAATTCCTGTACCTTCTGGAAGAATGGTAGGACTTCAGGACTTAGATTAGCAGTCTTTAATTCATAGAATGCTTCATTAAGCGGTTTACCTGCCTTAGCTCTAACAGGATAAATAGATCCCGGAGCTACTTCAGTCTGCTGATACTTCTTAAAGTTTAATACATCAGGGTCCGCGAAAGTTTGGCCGATACCGTGTTCAATTGTCTGGAGGACCAGACTGATAATGTCGTTAGTGATGTCTTGAATGGAGACAAGCTGAGAACCTGAAGGATCAAAGTGAATATAATCAGAGAGTGGATTGTAGGTGAGAGTCCAACAATCGTCAAGACTTTCATTACAAGCATCCGCGAATTCATCATTAACTAATACAACTTTAGCTCCATCGGGGAACTTCTGTTGTAATTCCTTAATTAAGTCTTCATCATTCAGTACGTTGAACGATGATGGACGAAGCCAGCAATTACGTACTGTAACAGTATTTAGCGGATATTCTCCGTGGTATTGCGGATTAAGACGTGCCCACTGGTCGTATTGGTCAGGTCCACTAATTCCACCTCCCGGTTGTATTTTAGAATTCCCACTTCCTTTATTTCTAAGGGAGGGGTACATTGCAATTGCATTGGAATAATGAGTTTCATAGGCTTGGATGAGATAAGGACAATCTTCTTGCTTACGAGCATAATTTGGTACCTTAACTACAAGCCCACCGTAAATCTCTAAACAGATCCGGCTCTTTGGAAACTCATCCGTTGATACTAAACGAGTTACAATAAGTGGAGACTTCTGTAACTCTGGATCTAATTGTGCCGCACACTGTGGACAGATTGGACCCTTATTAAGTGTATCATCTAATAAAACATCGTCGTTGTCTGGTTGAAATTGATTCTCAAGAGCACTTGACAAAACATCGTCAGGAAGTTGCTGCTGACAGTTAGGACAGAGATACGCTTCACCATCTTGCTGATCTTCATAATTATTAACCTTGTAAGTTCCATAAGCCTTATCAGACTTAGGATAACTATAGCAAGCAGTCATTCCCTCTGTGCAAAATACATAGAGAGCATGAAGCCACAGAAGCGATACGTTATTGTGCCGGTAAACTAATGCACCAATCTGATCACCAGCTTTAGCAGTGATACAGTCTAGGACATTCTCGGCATCATCAGGGAAACATTTAACAGCGGGAACAGTAATAGATAATGCCGCAATGATTGATTCGAGATAGGCACGAAAAATATTAACGGGCTTGTCATAGAACTGTTGATCAAGATTAGAATCCGCATAAGCCGCTTCGTCCCAAATTCTCCAATCGTGTGCAGTTTCACTATACCAAATTCTAGTAAACCCCTCCCAAAGATATTTATAGCGACGCCACTGCCTTACTTGTCGTTCGCGCGTTGACTGATCTTCATTGTCAAACGCATCTACGACAGTTTGTAGGGCTTTCTTAACTTTCTCGTTATACTTAGGTTCTTTATCTTTAGGATCAGGCATTACTTTTTTCTACGAATCTTGTCACTCATCTTAGCACTAGGTGCTGCATATTCTGTCTTGCCTTCACCGGCTTTCTTCTTTTCAGAAAGCATTATTGCAATAGCCTGCTTACGATTAGTAACAGTCGGACCCTTCTTACTTCCACTGTGAAGTTTACCATACTTCCACTTGTGCATTACTTCTGTGTATGGCATCAGTGCCCTCCTGGACTTGTATAAGTTGGAGTCGATCCTAATATTCTACGCTGTGGTGTCATTGGCTGCCCAAGCACTAAATTAGGAGGTGGCTTAGGCGGCGGACTAACTGTTGCTGCTGCTACAGGAGGTGTAACCGGAGGCGTTACTGGAGCAGTAGTAGTATTAGGATCAGTAGGTGGAGGTATTGTTATACTACCACTAATTGTCCCCCCAGTGGGAGGTTGAGTTACAGCAGGAGGTGGCTGTGTATATTGTGGTCTAGGATCTCCTGTAGTTCCAGTAGGTAAATTAGTTGGTCCTACATTAGCAGGACCAGCAGTAGTAGGATAACTAGGAACTGTAGTACCAGGGGGATTCTGAACCATATTACTCGCAACAGCCGGAGTTGGACCGGCATTGATTCTATTATTCTGCGCGTAATATGGAAGTACACCCACGACTATTCCATTTCATCCATTGGATTAGTCTGTCCCGATGGGTTCTGAAGATTCTTCATGAAATTAAACTTAGGCTTTGAGGCTGATGCCTTCTTCGGAGCGAAGAGTGACTTCTTTTTTCCCTTCATTTTCTTTGTGATCATGTTTGCTACGTTCGCCGATGGATTCGCTTTGAACATCTTCATCTCCTAAATTGAGCACTGTGTTCTGTACAATTCCCAGATTCTTTTCCAATTGCTTGATAGCTTGATCCTGATCCTTTTTCGACTCTGCCAATAACTGAGCTTGTTTTCTATCTTCGGATTCAAGCATCTGTCGTCTAACATGCCACGGTACGAACTTCGGTAAGATCGGTCCATCCTCTTCTTCATCTTGCTGCCCCTGTTTAGGAGTAGTTAATGAAGGTTCAGGTTCTAATACATACCTAAGAAGTTTATCTTTCTCGGCATTAGCGAGAGCTAATTGCTCACGTAGTACTTCGCAAGATTCACATTTCGGACGCGCGTCACATAAATCGCAATGTGGATTAAATAGATGATGTAACCATTTGAACATTATCGAGAACCCCATCTAGAACGATAACGCTTAACTACAACGGGAGAATCGTCATCAACATTCTCGCCCGCTTCAAGCCCCCGCATGTTACGGTAGAAAGCAGTGAAGTCTCCCGTTGTAGCTAAACGCTGCTCAATCTCATTCCTCTTAGTAACTTCTTTGAATTCGTCTTGAGCCAGTTCAAAGTAATTATCTGCAAGGTCAATTAAGTATCGGACTCCATCGAGCGGATCGTCTCCATCAAATTCCGCAATGTCTTCAATTCGTTTCTTATCGTATGAAGCCGCTTTGATAGATTCAATAACTGCTGGGCACGTGTTAAAGATTTGGAGTTTCGGGATGTTGTCTTCTTCAGGGGCAATTTCGTATGACTTGACATACTTCTTAAACTCCTGGAGTCCCTTATTGCGTAATAGCCATTCGCCGTACGCTTCATTAAATGGTAGCTGTTCTCCCTGTGGTACTACAGGCTTCTGCTTCCATCTAAGATATTCATGTAATAATATCTTGCCCGCGATTCTGCTTCCTGGCTTGTTATTTGATAAGTCAACATCTCTGCCAAGAGCTGTGCTAATTTGCTGTTGAATTGTATGTTCTTGTCCACGATCCTGTCCGGCTGATTTACAGAATCTAATGAATTTGGGATTCTCGACTTCGATATATTGTTTAACATATGGTGCCCACAGTTCAATCTTAGTCCGCTTCCACATCATCTCCCGGTAGATGTAAAGCCTTCTCCTAGGACTAATAGCACCGAATCCCACCCAAGTATTAGCAGCGAAGCCCCAATCTCCAACTACAATCTTCGGCCAATAATCAGGAATCTCAAATGGTTCGATAACGTGTAATGCGTTATCTGGTTCATCTGGATACTTATAATCTCTAAAGTCGTCGAATACCTGACCGGAATAAGCGTTCCAATCTCCGTGGAGTTTAGCTCTCTTTTCCGCTTCAGGTAATGCTTCTAAACTCTGTCTATAATTTGGATCAAGATGCGGATTGTCAGCCGCGGTTGCGTGAATATAAATCCGTTTATTCCCGCCCCGTCCAATTATAATCTTTCCATCATTAGGTGGAGGACTAGGATCTACGAACCTTTTACGAACCCAAGTGTGACCAATTCCTCCCGGCATTCCAGCCGTACGTATAATTGCAGGTAGATTGGGGTTACTAGTTCTTGTTCTTGTAAATCCGATATAGAGATAAATGAATTCGACGAAGGATGTAAGCTCGTCTGGTGAGAAGAGATTGATCTCCATTGAATCGTATTTATGGACATCATCTTCATCTTCACACTGTCCTAAGAATATTCTGGCTCCATCATTAGTAGAACCACGTCCTCCAAATTGATCTTCTCTTGGAAACGTCCAACACATATCCGACTTGTTTAGTGTCGCACCAAACTTCGGATAGATTTGCTGACTACGAGGAATTATTTCATTCCGTAGTTCAGGAAATGTCCGGCGCATAAATACCTGTTTGAAGTCAGGAAACTTATGCCAGCCGTGAATAATTGCATAAACTAATAATACGTCTGTCTTAGCCGAACCCGCTCCGCCCCCGTATGCAGCTTCTTTAACCGTTACAGGAACAGATAAGAATCTTGCCTGTTTAGGAGTTGGCTTCCACTCACCTTTATTGAACGACATGCTTACACTTTATAGCTTCACCACTTGAATTAAGTGTAATGCTATCACCAGCTCGGAAGATAGCACCACACCTCTCACATCGTGGTAATGCCCTCCTACCCACCTACGATCCCTGACCGGGATTCAACAGAATATATAAAAGTGATGTAAGGAAGTGAGCCTGTTGCTGAGTATCCATCCCAGATCCTTTTAATAAATCAGCAATCTGAATTACCTGTGATGGAGTTAATCCAGCGTAATTAGGACGAAGGGGTGGCATATGCTACTCTACTAAACCGTTGGTTTAAGCTCGGGATGATCCTTATAGATTTGTTCTGTAAGAGCTTCACCCTTCATAATGATTCGTGCAGCAATCGTATCTAACTGTTGCTGCATCTCTTCCTGAGTAGGAAGCTCACCAGTCTTAGCGAAATGATCGTGGATGAACGATGAAAGTTCAGGAACCACAATATCCTTTAAGATTCCAAGTAATACAACTGAACCCATTAAAGTCACCTATTAAAGAGCGTTGACAAGCGCGTCAACAAGTTTAGCGGTAATTTGGAGTTTAACTTCCATCTGATCCAATGGAACCTTTGTCTTAACTTCCTGCCATGCGGTCTTAACCGTAGCTGCCCAGCCCGTAGGAAGTACACGAAGCGTCTTAGCCGTGGATGTAGTGAACTGGGTATATACCAACGCATGGCTGGGACTAATACCTTGATTGGCATATAAATCAATTACTAAATCCTGAAACTCTTCAACACGCTGAAGAATCTGTGTAGCCTGAATCTGCTTCTGTACAACTGGATCAGTAACCGGCGGAGTGTTAGCACCACAACTAACTAATCCCAATAGAAGGACAGACGCGAATAAGTATCTCACTGTTTTAATCCTGTAGCGTTATTAATCTGAATCTGTTGATGTGTAAATACTGTTAAGCCGGATTCAACTACTAACATTAGTGCTGCAATCTGTTCGGTCGTCATCTTAGAACCGAATGCAGCAATACACAGTATACTAGAACGAATGAAGTTCGCCCACTGAACTGGGTAGTTCTGAATTGAGTTCGAGATGTTATTGAAAGCACGCATTCCGTTCTTCGATTGATTTAGCACCTTCGGAACAAATAATCCGTAATAATACTAGTGTTTGCTTACTAGTCTGGCTACTAAGCTGTTGGTCCAGTATGTGTTGGGTTACTTCGCCTTGAATGGCTTGTAAATTGTCCTGAACCTTCGCGGCCAATAACCAGACTAGATAGCAAGCAATAGCAGTGGGTACACCTACTTTATATACCGCAGTCACCCACCACGGAAGTTGTGAACTGGTCCGCATCATGAACCAGATTATTGATTCGTTAATACGCATGATGTAGTAGCCGCTGTGCATTTAACAAAACAAGCACCCGGTAATACCGCACCACTTGTAGTAGTTGCAGCTACAGCCGTATATGTTCCACCTGTAGTGCCACCACAAACTTGTAGAACATCTTTAGACAGAACCATCTTAGACTTACCAGGCATCGCGTACACGGTATTCTGTGCAAGCGTATTGGGTCCATCCGATAGCATCGTTACGTAGTCAGACATGTTAATTCTTAATCTTAACTTTGGTTACAGCGGACGGGCTTGGATTAAGCGACCAAGTAACCGTAGCAGGATCTGACGACTGAATTGTGGTGGGATCTGAATCGATTGTAAAGTTCTGGGCCACTACTGACGTAGTGTGAGAACCATACGAAGTAACTGTAATGGGAGCTAAGCAATCGGTAGGAGTACAGTCAGTAGCTTTAACTATAACTGGAGTCCCACCATCTGTAGTTACTGAATATTGAACTACAGTCCCTTGATTCGGTGTCCAGTCTGCGTGTACCGTAACTGGAAGAGTCTGTGCGTAAAGGATTGTAGTAACTGGATCAGTACAACCCTTAGCTGCCATACTGAGAGCAGCCGCGAATCCTAATATAAGTAAGTATCTCGATCTAGTCATTTACATCCACCGTTTCAAAGGAGGATTCTTTAGCGAATCCTGGATTGTACATAACGATGGACGGGCCATTTAGATTCAAGCCGCCATGTCCATTATCCACTGATGGCTCCATATCCTTAATTACACCGGACATGGATTTGGCAACTAAAGCTAAGTCTTTAAGATTAGCGTTCTCTAACTTCTCTTCCGTAATATGTTCAATCGCAAGATTCAGTTTATTACGAGCTTTAACTGCTACTCGCATCTTAGATGCTTTTAGTTTATCGCTGAGTTTCTTATTAGGATTATTATAAGTAGCAGTTGATGTCGCTCCATTGCTGTACGCGGAAACACTGGAGTCAGATACACCGACCATCTTAGCAAATTGTAAAGCAGCCGCCCGTCCGTCCTCAGCAGCCGTGGTACCAATAATTTCTCTAAGTACTTCGGGTACGTTCTGATCACCTTGGCTGCGCCCACCTCTATTGATATCAATTATTACAGGATCAGATACAGGAGGAATTTGTGCGGGCTTATTAGATGGAACGGGACTCCGATTACCGTTCTCAATCTCTAATTCAAAATCGTCGTCTGATACTACGCCTATAGGCATCGTCTTAAACTCTAAAGTCCGTAGCAGAATCTGTAAATAGCCACTCGAAGAACATTACACTAGTCAATAATACAAGTAATAGAATTAAAGTCGGTAGTATGAACAGAAATTGAAGTATGGATCTGATTGCGTGTATGCACACACGAATAATATTCATTAGAGTAAATATTCATATAGGGCGGGGACGAGAACAGCTTAGCACGACAGTTCCGTTGATGTCAAGCAGAATTTACAACTTTCTTTTACCTACTACCGGCTCGGTCGGGCGGCCATATATAGAGGATGGCCCATTGCCGGGGCTGGCTTGACTCAGGTTCAACGCGGTCAATCAGATGCGGCCATCAGGACGGACCTTGACAGCCGCGCTCCTAGGGCCGATAATGGACCGGCTTCGCCGGACTTCATACTACGATTGGATATAAAATGTCTACACGTTTCCTTCCTAATCCCGTAACTAAAGTATGTAAGGAATGTCGTAAAGATTTCCAGACTGATCTACGTAGCAGGCGATTCTGCTGTGATAAATGTAGGAATGAAAACTGGGTAAGACTACATCGCTACAAGGATGGTGAAGAAAGGAAATCTATCCTAGCTAACTACGAGGATTATATTAAAAAAAGAATGCTTTGAAAATTTTCTGACATAAGCACGATTAATACCACCCCCGGCAAGAACCATGCCAAGCATGCTTCTTTTACAGGGGTGTATACTCCCCTCCAGTATCGCCCGGCCGACTTTGCAATCCAAAGCTGTAACTCTACAATCCAAAGCTATAACTTTGCGCCACAAATCGGCATACTTTCGGATATTGTTCTGCCGCACAGGTGACTTATATGTAATGCTAATGGATGACGAAGCCACAGCGAATCGACGTAAACTCAACGGAACAAAGCACTTAGCGTCCTATGCATGTAGGCATTGGACGTGGCAGACGGTATGCTATATACATACTTGTATTTCGTTCGCGTGCGACGGTAACCGCTACGTTACCGCTAGGATGGAGGTTCTGTTAAGGACTACTCGTGTGTATCGCTTCGTTGGTAACGTGTAACCATGCTTCGTGCATACCTGTAGCTCACGCTATCAGGGAGTGTAGTAACACTCTTACACTTAGCCCAGTCCTATGCGCGGTGTGACTAGCACCGTTCTCCAACCCTGAAAAGGGAGTAGGATGCACGCCGGATATCTAGTTCTCACTTGTCGGTCTTACAAGCTGGCAATAGTTCAAAAAAGGTCTAGTTCGCTCCGCACAGTTTTGCGGAGTAGGCATAGGAACCTGCATCCTACAACGTAGCGCAGTCATTGCTACGGTATAAGAATAAGGGGAATATGACCGGCCTGAGATGGCTTAAAAGGAATATACTAGTAGCGGTGAACGCGATTGTGAGTCTAGTTAGATACTCGGATTTACGGATACGCTGGCTTACCAGTTATCCTGATACAGTCTTTAACTTTGCCTCATGCTGGTGGGAATGACGCAATTCCCAAATAGCTTGCTCCGTCCCTCAATATCACTAGTCAATAAGGCTGCAGCATATTCGATACGGGGGAGCGCCACCTGATTGCCTATAGGCTGTTAATCGGATACCGGCATTGTCTGAGTATCTTATTAGGCTCACAATCGCACAGTCTCAGCTGAGGGACTAGTTAGATGCTCGATACTTTACCTATTGAGGTATCAAGCATGAAAGATAACTTGCTCCATCATCTTCTGACCGGCTCACAAAAGGATTTTAAGAATACGCAAGCAGCGTATCGTATCCTTATGCGCGCTGGCGTTCCGTTGGATGACGTTATCAGGATTCTGGAGAACGCTGCTTACAATCGCCTTTCCATGAATCGTCCGGTCGCTGTCGCTACTCGCTAGTCATTAACCTTTTCGTATTGAGCATCTTATTAGTCCCTCAGCTAACTTTTACTTGTGAGGTGCAATTCCAATGTCCACAATGAAACGAGAATACTCGATTCAGTATTTTCAGAATGCCGATTGGATTAGGATTTCTGGCATTTATGAAAATCCTGACGAGATTAGGACTATCATTGCTGATATGGCTTTTGATGGCCTTATCACAAGAATAGTAGCTAGAAACTATTCTCATGACTTCTGGTCAACAGTTCAGATTTCCAGCAGTCAACAGATTGTTCTAGGCGATACTATTCATTCCTGTCCTAGGTAATTCCAATGAAACACTTACCCAATTGGACGGCATTAGACTTCATGCTGCTTTACATGTCAGAGGGACATGCAGAGTTAGCGCGAATCTATGCAATCCGCTTAGTCAGGAGTCTTCGCAATGTGTAAGACTGTTGACGAGCGTTTAGAGCTGATTCGTAAATCAGTTAGTCTTTTCCAAAAAGAGACTAATACGACTGCTCATGACCGGATGCTACTTGCTAAGTTTATTGAATGGCAAGTAAGGTTAATCCTAAATGAAAACAAGCTGTAAACGTTACAGTCTATTCGAGCGTCCAGCTAATACTACTCGCTGGACTAGGATTTCTACAATGGCGTATATTCGTAATACTGCCATTCGTATATACGCGCCTGCTATACAGGAATATTTGTTATCAGGCAATACTCGCATTGAACGTGCTATCCGCCCGGTCAATGAACGTCCCTTTCTGGCACACTCTAATCAGACCGTTCGATAGTGCTTGACTTTCTTGCCCGACTATGATAGAATGTCCTTAGTTGGTCGGGCAAGACAGCGAATCACTCCGACCGCAAATCTCTGGTTCGTTTCGGGACACTACTCGCTACGCTCGTTTAGTTCTAGTTCGTAAACAGTAAACTGTATTTTAGGAGAAAAGACAATGAAGACTGTAAAGTTCACCGGCACGATGGAAAATGCTTATGGTAAGGTTCTCGCCGAAAAGCTTCCTTTTGAAGGCGAGTTTGACGCGTATGAGAATTTGGATGAAGTTCGCGCGGCTGGCGAATATCCAAAGGATTCTGAAATTCTCGATTTCGTCAATGGCAAGGTTAAGGCGAATGCGCGTCAGAAGTCAATGAATGCTGCACTTCAGGCGGCTGGTATTTCCAAGCCTACTCTGGAAGACCCGCAGGTTCAGCTTGCTACGATTATCAAGGCACTCATTGCCGGTGGACGTGATGAGGCTACTGCTACGAAGCTGGCGGAAGATACTCTCGGCGTGAAGAAAGCGTAACTTTCCTAATCCGTTTGCCAGTATCGTATAAACTGGCACATTCATAAACATGCCGCCTAGTCAGTATTTGATTAGGCGGTATTTTTATGTATGTGAGGTGCAATGAAAACTAAAGAGCAACTTCAATACTCGATTCTATTATCCAAAATAATAGATGCTTTAATGGAATGTGGATATAAAGAATCCACAGCTACACAACTTGCTAGGAAAATGCTACCTCCTAGACACAAGCTGAAAAAGGACGTGAAATGAGTTTTCACAATTGGCATTTCTTTCCTACTCGATTAGGAAACAAAGTCTACAAGATTCTTTGGCTTGGACAAGACTAACAGTAGTCTTTACATGTAGTCTCGGGGGATGGCCTATTTTGTGACAGTCTGGGTGGGGGTATCCTCTTTCTCTGAGTCTCAAGTAAAAGGCCACAATCGAACGGAGCGACCTGAAAAGAGGACAGCGGCGCAAGCACAAAGTAAAGATATATTCTTTTTTTTTTTTTTTTTTTTTTTATTATCTTTACTTCTTTTCCGCGCCTGTCCTCTTTTGAGGTCACTCTTGACTTTACTGCCCTATCTATGGTATACTCAGAAAGAGAGGATACCGGGAGAGAGGGTATGTGTCAAAACGGCACACTTTAGTGTCTCAGGACGGCACACTGTCCGGTTCTAGGACACTAATATGTAGGAATAGTATGAAATATCCACAAATTAAGGCAAGTTCATTCAGGGTTAAGTGGAATTTACGAGAAGTGCATAAGATAACACAGTGGAAAGATGATTGTGTATATCGAACGCGCTCGCTCGGTTTAGTCGTATGCATGCCGGACTATAAACTATTAGGCGAGTCTAAGAATTATATGATTGGCAGCGTTTCGACTAGGGTAACAAAGGAATTGCAATGAGTAGTAAAAATCCCAAGCATGTTCACAAATACTTTAAGGCCAATATGCAATTTGGCAACGTTTGGGCATGCGCGCTTCCGAATTGTCAGCATTATATGCCAAAGCATATGGAGGACATTTTACCGGGTAAATGGACTGCATGCTGGAGTTGTAGTGGAAAAACTACAATGGACAGCAGAACGATGGCTATGGATAAGCCATTATGCGAATCTTGTGACCCTAACGCAATCGGAGTAGAATCGGACCCGGAATTAGTAGAGAAACTGAAAGAATTGGGAATTATTGGGAAGTTGGAATAGATGGCAACAATTCCAAACGAATGTGAATGCTGTTCTAATCTAGCAACTAAGGAAGCTCCACTAAAGCTGTTTATGGCAATGTGGATGTGTCCGGGTTGTGTAGAGAAGAACAAATCATTAACAGCAATTAGTGAAGCAGGAGCAGAAGATAGAGTAAATGCCGAGCGCGAGCGAGCCAAGGATGTTATTGCAGTTAATAGCATTTTGAAGCAAGCTCAGAGTATTGACAACAATATTCAGATTAAAGCAGACTTGTTCAATGCGGAAACGGTCGCAATCTATGATATCGCTCAGGCTATTCATGCCGATGCGAACGTGCTTGACAAGCACGGAGCGGTGGCTGAGGCAATGCTTAAGCGATATCAACTCTATAAAGAGAAGATATTCGCTAATACGGCTGAAAACGTAGAACTTGCGAATAAACAGAACGCTATTCACAAGTATCTAAACGAACTAAAGGCAAAGCTCACTGAGGAAGAACGTGAGAAGTATCATCTTCTCAATATCGATTACAAGCCGAATCAGGTTAAGATTAAGCCGATTAATAGTCCTGCTAAGCCTAAGAAATGGGATAAAGCAGATATCGTTAATGCGGCTAAGCGTGCTAACGTTCCGACTAGTGTAATTCAAATGATTTGCGTAGCTAAGAATATGACTCCTATGCAGGCGTCAGACAGTTTGCTTAATGCAGGGAGTAAGACAATCGAAGGTGAATAATGAAATGTCAGCAACTAATCGCTGATAATGATATCGAGGGGCGATACGTTAGAACTTGTAAAAGGAATGCTACTCATGAAATAGTAGCAAAGAAATCTAGTCACTATCCAGAACAGGTATACGAATATCTGTGTAATATCCATACTGCTAAAGCAGTTAAGATTGGATTAGCAGTAGATGTATTCGCTAGGAAACTTAAATGAGTGAGAAGATTATAAGAATCAGTTTTCCATTAAATCTAGAAGATAGACAATGGAATCTATTAGATGAAGGTGATGAAGTAACAGCAAAAGCAATCGAAGTAATGCTTAGACTTAAGCTAAATGCTGTTAGTATTCCATGCGAAACACTTCATCTTGATGGAGTATGGGATAGTTGGGATGATGCGGGATGGGGCGATATAGACCTGATGAGGTAACTAATGAAACAACGTATTAATCGGATGAATCACAAGTATACGTTGCAACAAATTAATGATAGCACTATCATTAAACGGGACGGAACGGAAGATTCCATTCTAGTGCATGAACATGTAGAAACAATCAGTCAAAGCTGGTATCATTGGCTGAGTGGGGTAAACATTCAACAGGCATTCCCGTATCTAAACGCGGACGAACGCGAATTTCTACTCACTGGCATTACAGCAGAGAGATGGAATTCGATGTTCAATACTGAACGCTAATACTTGCAATCCTCCCATTCTACGGAGTGGGAGGGTTAGAGGTATTATGAAGATTCGATACCCGATATGGTTTGAATCACTCTCAGCATATGCGGTTCAAGGCATATATGAGATAATGAATTTCTTCCTTCCAATAAAGATTGATTGTGAGATTTGTAGTGATAGAATGGAAGTAAAAGATATTCATGAACATGTAATGAAACATGTAAAGACTGAACGTAGTCGGGCGAGTGTCTCAAAATAGGACTTGACAAGTCGCCCAAAGTGTGCTATACTGAAGTGTAAAATCGGAGTTTGCGGAGATTACATGTATGAAATATTCGTTTAATGAGATAGTCGCACAAGCATTAAAAGACCGCGACACACTAAATGCAGGAACTAAATACGATAAACATGCATTCTATGCGGACATAGATGCTAATCGAATTGAAGTAATCGTGCATCCTCAGAATGCTCACGGTTCACAAATTGCAATCGGACGTTACGTGTATAGAGAAATCCACGGACTAATCGAACGGTTTAGAATCAATCATCTGTAATAGAGGAGTAAATGGAACGTAGTAAAGCAGTAGAATTGCTACGGGCTGAGTTAGACCAACATGGTCTGACGGATTGGGGCATTCGTCTCAATCAGAACATTAATGCTCCATTCTTAGGATTGTGCAGCTACAAGGACAAATGCATTATACTTAATGCACATCATGTAGACCAGCATCCTGAAGTGGAGCTAATCAACACAATCAAGCACGAAGTAGCTCATGCATTAACGCCTGGTAACGGACATAATAGTGTATGGGCGGAAAAAGCTAGAGAGATTGGTTGTGACAATGTGAATCCTTGTGCTGGATTCGGATTATCACCAAATATCATCGATGCTATTCGTAGTGGCGCTGATATTGAAGTGACAATCGATGAAACGGTTACAAGGAATTTCAATTACAAAGTAACACGCTTGCAAGATAAGTGTGAAACTTGCGGTAAAGTTGCGGTATTCGACAGGGAAATGACGGTTCCGGGTAAAACGGAAACGGACCATGAAGTTAAGATTACATTTCTAAAGTGTGGTCATATCAAATCAGTAGTTCTGCCGAAGGCAACTCCATTTCACTTAATGACGTGGGGCGGCAGTCTGACATGCAAGCACGAATGGCTACGTAATACTTGCTTAGAATGTGGCGCAAATCGTCCATTCCCATTCCAAGTAGAAGGAATGAAGTTTGGTGAACGCGCATTAATGATGGGCAAGGGCGTAGGAATAATGGATGATATGGGACTGGGTAAAACAGTCCAAGCGGCTGGAATAGTTAAGCATCATCCAGAATTAGGTAAGTTCTGTCTAGCAGTTAAATCAGCAGTAAAGTTTCAATTCTTCAAGTCATTCCTTAATATCTGTGGTGATGAATTCCTGCCGCAGATAATCAATTCGTCAAACGATTTCCTGATTCCTCAGTTAAAAGTCTACATCATTAGCTACGATATGCTAGTGTTCAAGACGAAAAAGCTGAAGAGTGGGAAAACGGTCAAGCAGGGATTCGACGTTCAGAAGTTAATTGATGCTGGCGTAAAATGCCTCATCATGGATGAATGCCAGCAGATTAAGAATCCAGATAGTAGTCGAACACAGGAAATGCGGAAACTTGCTAAGCATTGCAAGATAATCGCATTGTCAGGAACTCCGTGGAAGAATAATGGTAGCGAATTCTTCTCAGTGCTGAATATGATTGACCCGATTAGGTTCAATTCATACGCTGCATTCTGTGATAGATGGGTAGCTACATACTGGGACGGAAACAAGTATAAGACAGGCGGGATTAAGAATCCTAAGCACTTCCAAGACTTCACTAAAGACTTCATCATTAGACGCGAGCGCGCGACTGTCCTACCAGAACTACCGATTATCAATCGGCAGAAGCTGTTAGTTCAAATGAACGAGATTGAAGAGAAAACGTATAATGATGAAACGAGTGACTTCGTAAAGTGGTGGAACGATAAAGTTCTCAGTGGTGAAGATACCAAAGCTGATACTGGAATGCAATTGTTAGCGAAGCTCAGTAGATTGCGTCATATCAGCGGACTGGCAAAGATTCCAGCTACATTGGAATTCATTGAACAGTTCATGGAGCAAGCTGATAATAAGAAACTACTGATTGGTGTTCATCATATCGATGTAGGTAACATATTGTATGATGAACTAAAAGAGAAGTTCGAGCCGCTCGGTGTGAAAGTATTAAAGATTACAGGCGCAATGAATAGCATGGATAAATACCATGCACAAGAGGAATTCAATAAGCATCCTCAAGTTCTGTGCGTAGCATCTACATTGGCAGCAGGTGAAGGAATGAATCTTCAGACTGCTAACAATATCCTAATGCACGAACGGCAATGGAATCCTGCGAATGAACAGCAATTCGAGGATAGAATCATTAGAATCGGTCAGACAGCTAATAATGTGACTGGCACGTATGTGCTAGGCATAGATACAGTAGATGACTTGTTTGATGGAATCGTGAATCAGAAGCGGAATCAATTCCACAAGTCAATGAATCAGAATGAATTGTCTAATCCGAACTGGAATGAATCAGACCTGCTGAAAGAACTGGCTAATCTGATTGTATCCAAGTTCCAAAAGAAGCAGAAAGGAATCGCTGCATAATCATGTCATTACTTGAACAAGCAAAGAAATTATCGAGAGGACGAGACGTAAAAGGAATTTCTGAAGAGCATTTGGAATTAGTTGAAGCATGGTTAAATGATGAAATTAATGGTGTCCAATTGAGAAAAGTTCTCAAGATATCAAATGGTGTTGGACACTATATATTGATAGCCAATGCAGCTAAGACTATCTTTCTTAGAAAGAAAATGGGAAAATAATGAATCAATACAAAGAAGATGATTTGCTGCGTGATATTAACGCGATTAGAAGCACGATAAAGGAATTCAGAGCGTTCACTACGCGGCTTCTGAATCATGTTAATGCAGCTTCAGCTAATGAAATTACCCATGTGGAAAGTAACATCATTCTCATGGAAATGGAAATCCTGAATACGAATATCAAGCGGATTATAAAGTAATGGACATAATCGAATCACCTAAGAAGAACGTCATATTCGACGCTACTCTGGTGAACGGTTTGGCATGTCCAAGATTCTTTGACCTGAGATACAATCGTCTACTTCAGCAAAGAACGGGTAAGTCAAATAGTCTTGAATGTGGTTCAATCGTTCACACAGTACTTGAAGTTTACTTCAACAGTACAATTGCAGGTATTAAGAAGTCGGACGCGATTCAATATGGTCTTACAGCTGGTCAGCAGTATATTGCTGGGTGTATCCATTGTACTGATTTCCAACCTACTGATTCTATCTTGGTTCCTAGTTGTGGACACAAGATAAATCAGTATCCTGGTGTACACAATACTCCGCCTGATAACGAAGGCTACAGCATCGGATGGAAGTGGGTACTCGAAACGATGGAGCAATACTTCGAGTACTACAAGAATGATTTCTGGGTTCCATTAGAAGTTGAAATAGTTAAACGAGAAGTAATCTACGAAGACGATAATATCCGTGTAATGTGGAAAGCTAAGCTAGACACACTCATGGATACGCTTCAAGCTATTCTGCCGATGGATCATAAGACGATGAAGCAGAATAGAGATACTGTGGACTTGAATATTCAGTTCATGGGTCAGGCGTTCTTAGCTAAGTCTCGACACGTTGTAGTTAATAAGATTGGATTCCAAAAGTCACTTAAGCCGGAGCAGAAATTCCTCCGTCCAATCATTACATACACCGCTGATAGGTTGTTAGAGTGGCAGAGTGAAATCATTCCAAGTTATGCGTATCGTATCTTGGGATATAGTGAAAGTGAATACTGGCCTCCTGATTATTCAAGATGTGAAGGTAAGTTCGGCAATTGCGTATTCATGGATTGTTGTAAGTTAGACCGGAATATGCGAGAGCAGGAACTCAATATTAACTTTATCACTGGTCCCAAGTGGGACGTGAGAAATGATAATGACTGATGAGAAAGACGGACTAGTTCATGATTTTAAGAGTCCGCGTAAAGCGCATATTATAGACTATAGGATTCACGTCAAGTTCATTCAAGACGGAATCACAGGAGTAATGAATGGTGAAGGAGTTGACTTCATTAAAGATGAACCGGCTGCCATCATTCGGCATAAGCACATGCGGCTATTTACCGGATTGTCCGGTGTAATTGGTGACTATATCCGGAATAACAAGGTATGAGGACGATTAAGGTTAATGCAATCGTAGAGTTTGAGGAACTCCATTCGATTCCAATGCTAGTAAACGTTCTAAAGACTGTAATCGAGAAGGCTTTCTTTCTAGGAAGCAAAGTAATTTTGTTAGAGGTAACTGAAGATGTTATTCCAGCCGAAGGGCTACAAGAGACAGGCGACGTACGCGAATCCGACATTGGAACTCCGGCGTCGCTTAGATACAATGGCAGCAATGAATAATTGCAGCCGGTCATATGTAATCACTAAGTTGTTAGCTAAGAGTCTTGGACTCGATGAATTGTGGAGAGAATATGAAGAACTTGAAAGAAATTACAACAGAAATAATGCTAATCGGCGCGGTAAAAAGGCTCGAAGAACTAAATAACGAAACAGATCAACTTAAAAAATTGATCGAAAAGTTACAGCCATCTCCGTTAAAGATGGCAGATTTCGCCAGTCTTCCAAAAACTAAAAATAAGAAGTACACAAGGGCGAAGCCTCATTGGACTCAACTGCCTGAAAATCAGGAAAAGATGAAGAAGCAACTTCTCAAAATGAGAAAGGCTAGGGATGCCAAATCTAGGTAATGTAGACCCCACAATACAATACGTAATGATGAAAGGCGAGCCAGGTACTCGTAAGAGTACAGCCGCGCTTAGTTATCCTGGTAAACAGTATTGGTTTAGTTGGGATCGTAAGATGTCAGGTATCCTAATTCCTGCTAAGAAATGGGGACTTGACCTTAAGCAGATTGATTTCGACGATTACGATGACTGGTCTAAAGCAGCAGCGAAGCTACAGAGTTTCCAAGTAAACTGTCCATACAAGACTCTAATATTCGATTCAATTACTTCTTGTGCAGATATGACATTGCGTCAGACTCTAAGCATGAAGAAAGGTAAGAATAGGCAAAGTGGTGCAGCCGCGGGTAAGCAGATTGCGGGTATCGCAGTGAATGAAATCGAAGACTATAATGCGGAGTCTTCAGCATTGAATGAACTAATCGCATTAACAAAGGACATCAATAATTTCCATAAAGTGAATATCATTCTGATCGCTCACGTTATGGAAGCATCCTATCAGAATGTAACGAATGGGGAGAATCGGATTAGTCGTACGATTGTCACTGCGGGCAAACGTGTTGCTGCTAAGATTCCGGCTTATTGTACTGAAGTGTATCATTTCAATATTAAGAAAGGTTTTGATGTCTCGGCAGGAGGACAATATGCATTACTAACTGAGCATACCGGAGACGATTTCGCACGTACAGCACTCGGATTGCCGAAAGAAATTATCATCGGCGATGACCCTTTGTACAGCAAGTGGGTAGCACCAGCTATCCAGAAATTAAAAGACCTTCCAGACGAACAACAAGTAAAAACTTTCTCACCTACAAAAGCCTAGTGAGAATGGAGAGGGATTAGACAATGACTATTGCAGTCGGATTTCAGGAAAAAGACTTTCTCCGTGGTAAGCTCGTTGCCCCCGCATGGTATCGTATGCGTATCGAAGAGGTCGGAGAGAAGCCATCTAAGGATGGTGGATCTACGAACTATACCGTAGAAGGTATCGTTCTGAAGAACGCAGACGATGACAGCGAAGATTACGCGGGCGTGCCGATCATGTGGAATTTCAATAGCAAGGCTATGGGATTCATGATCGGTTTCTTCCAGTCGTTAGGTCATGAACCTAAGCCGGGTCAGCGTATCGATCTGGAAGCTGCCGTAGGCGGTACACTGGAGGTATACGTCGAGAACAAGACGTATGAGGGTCGTATCCTCAATTCGGTTAATCACAAGTATCGTCCGGCTAAGTAGTTAGAGTTTATGTAAGTAGGATGACTACCGAATATATTGAATAGGTAGACGCATGGTCCCTTTGGCTCGTTGCGCTGTGAACATCCTACTTACATAATAATTGTTTAGACTAAAGGAGAGAAAATGGATCTGAATGATATGTACATTCGCTATTGTGTAGGCGAGAAGCCTGACACTACGAATGAAGTAGACACGGATGAAGATGACGATGTGTTAGAAGGTGAAGACGACGAAGAGGAAGATGAAGGTGATGAGCCTGAATCTGATGAAGACGCTAAAGACGAGTAATTGAAATCTATCACTCATCTTGTCCATTTGACTAGTCCGATTACACCGTACAAGCGGCAGTAGAAAGCGCGCGACTGGAATATAGTGGGAGTGGTAGTAGGGCGCCTGTCAAATACCCACAAACATGGGAAAACTGACGGGCGCCCGCCTTTATCTAACGGAAGAATAAAACGGGGTAATAAAGTGAGCGAAGCTCAAAGTGGTGAGAAGTTTCCATTTGGAAACGAAAGAATTGAAGGGAAGATTATTGCTATTAATCAAAGGGGATTCGGATTTATTTCAACAATGAAGGTTCCATTTACTCGGATCTATTTCCACTGGACGAATCTAATTCCTACCACGATCAATTTTAAGGAACTTAAACGAAATGATCCGGTAGATTTCGTTCTGGAAATGAAAGAGAATGGAACGTACAAAGCAATTAAGATTGACGTACTCGAACGCGAAACGCAAACGACTCAGGAAGCAAAAGGGTGAGCGATAACTACGTACCGGGGATGGGTCCAACTAGTCCCCGAATAATGCTATTGGGTGAAGCCCCCACTACAATGGACGTAATAAAGAAGCGTCCATTTGCTAACACCCGTGAATTAGATTTACTATTAAAAGATGCAGGTATCCAAAAGGGTAACTGCTGGATGACGAACGTCTTCAAAGAACCTATTCCAGCATCACCAACTAAGAAGAAGATACCAGCATTTGTTAGAGCTGAACAAGCCGGACTAAATATTAGGCAGTCCCTTCTAGAACTCCAGACGGAGATTAACGGTGTTAAACCGAATATTATAATCGGACTTGGTGGCACAGCACTGTGGGCACTAACCGGAATTAAACCTAGAGGTAAGAAAAAGAAAAATGAAGACGACCGCGTTTCTCTCCCTCATGGTGGGATTACTGATTATCGGGGTTCTATTCTGTTTGGAATGGGACGAAAAGTAGTCTGTACATATAATCCAGCACAGCTAGATTGGAATGCATCAGATATTGAATTTAATGGTTACTGGAATCGTCAAGTAATCATAAACGATTTGAAACGGGGACTTGAAGAATCGTTCGATGAGAAGTTAAATCTGCCACAGCGTACCATTGAAATCTGTAAGTCTTCTGAACAGTTTGCAAGGTTCAGAGAGATGTACAAGAATAAGATGGAGATGGCAGTAGATATTGAAGCAGGCGGACATTTCCTTCCAGCCGCTATTGGCTTTGCATTTACTAGAACGCATGCGATGGTCGTTCCACTCTGGAATATAAACGAGTATAAGTTTATTCCAGATAGTGACATGGCTCGGATGTGGCTTCATGTGAGTGAATTATTATATGAAAAAGAAATCATCGGGCAAAACTTCAATTACGATCGAGATAAAATTAGGAGAATTGGATTCATCATCCGAAGACTTAAGTCTGATATCATGCTTAAATGTCATGCAATTAACCCAGAGCTTCCAAAGAGTCTTGCTTTCAACACTTCAATATATACCAAGGAGCCCTTCTATAAAAATGAAGGTATGTACGAAGGATCGTTTGACGACTTACTACTTGGATGCGGACGGGATTGTTGCGTCACCAAAGAGATTGACGAAGTTACGGAGCCTGAACTTGAAGAAATCGGACAAAAATCCTACTTCTACAACTTCATGATGAAGTGGCCGGAACTGTATCTTCTTATGGAGAATACCGGCTTTAAGGTTGATTACGATAAGCGGGATGATTTACTTCGTAAATATGTAGCATGGACGGAGAAACTACAATATGAACTCTTCCTTCTCACAGGGTTCAATCTTAATGTCAACTCGCCTAAACAGGTTAACTTTCTTTTATTCGAAGAACTCAAACTTCCTCGCCGTGCAGGTACAAGTGAAGAAGAACTTACGAGTTTGCTTAATCTACAGTCCTTCACTGACGAGAGTAAACGCACTATCGTTGAGAAGATTTTGGAAAAGCGGAGGGTTGATAAAAGTATCGGGACTTATCTTATGGCGCTTCCGGATTACGATGGTAGGATGAAAACTACATACTTCCCTTGTTTAGATACGGGGCGGAGTAAGACGGGTCAGCAGGAGCCTCCGATTAGACCGACTATTGATATTGTAGATAACGGTAAGAAGAAAAAGAAATGCATGGGAACTGCATTCCAAACTATTACTAAGCATGGAGACATTGGACAGGACATCCGTTCAATGTACATTCCCGGTTAGGAGAATCAATGGCTATAATTGCAGATGACTGGACAATCATTAATACAATGGGTATTAGATATGTTCAAAAAAGTAATGCCGATGAAGCATATGCTAGAAATCCATTAAGTATTTATGGATTAATTGTACATTACAAGGGTACTCATGTTCATTATATGTATCCAACTGCCGCGCTTCGTGATGCTCAATTTGATGCCTTGAGAGCTGCAATGGCGACTAAGAAAAATGGCTGAGATATTCGTACAGGCTGATAGTAGTCAGGCAGAGGCAAGAATCGTCTTCTTGTTAGCTAATGATGAACAAGCACTAAAGGATATAGACGAACATGATTATCACGCTCTCACTGCTTCTTGGTTCTTCGGCGGCACTGAATTTGATTATTCTAAAAAAGTGTTGGGATATGAGCATCCGATTAGATTTGCTGGCAAGACTCTCAGACACGCCGGACATCTCGGAGCAAGTAAAAATCGCGCCACTGTTGAACTTAATACTCAGGCGCGGAAATACAAAATTCCCATCAAAATAGATCCTGCGACTAGCGACCGCGCTCTTAAGATATTTCATAAGAAGCAGCCGAAGATTCAGGGCGTATTTCAGAATGGAATCGTCGAATGTCTCAAACGTAATCGTACACTTGTGGCGCCAATACCGTGGGGATTTGATATCGAATACGGAGGTCGGCGTACTTTCTTTGAAAGATTTGGAGACGATTTGTTCCGAATGGCCTTCAGTTATATCCCCCAACGGGGAGTATCTGATAATACTAAAGCCGCTGGGATCAGAATCCTTCGTATCATTGAGGATATCAAGATCATAATGGAGTCACATGATGCTCTTTTATTCTCTTTCGACGACAAGTATTTGGACACTTACTGTCCTATCATTAAACGTGAGATGGAGCGTCCAATCAATTTCGAGAATTGTAGTCTTAAACGGCGCGCTCTCAAGATACCGTGTGATGTGGAAATAGGCTACAATTACCAAGACTTCAAAAAGTATAAACAGATTAAGGAACTCGAAAATATAGAAATAGAAATACCGAAGGAGGAAGTATGCAAGAAAAAATCATTTATCGTGGACGAGAATACCCTATAGTAAATGAGTCCCGGATAATTGGATGTAAGGATCTTAATCTTAAGGCAAGATATATAATATGTGAGTATTGCATATATGCTGTTCAGACTACTTTAGCAGGTGTAACCTGTCTACATTGCTCTAGTAATCTTATTACTGTCATTGGAAACGATGAACTGGCTTGATGAAATTGTTAAACAACACTCCGAACTGGAAAGTCCGCTAAGTTTCTGGAGATGGGCAGGAATAGCTTCAATTTCGGCGGTAGTGAAGGATAATGTATACTTAAATCGACAGATTTATAACTTATATCCGAACATCTACGTCATGTTACATGCTGATTCTGGACTGAAGAAAGGTCCACCTATTAGCATGGCTAAGCAACTCGTCAGTAAGGTTGCTAATACTAAAGTTATCTCTGGACGATCAAGTATCCAAGGTATCTTGAAAGATATGGGATCAGCCCATACCGAAAAGGGAACTGGTAAAGTAGTTGTAGGATCGACCGCATTCATCTGTTCTAATGAGTTGACCAGTTCAATAGTAGGAGATAAGGTCGCGGCTGACATTCTCACTGACTTATATGACCGAAGTTACAATATAGGTCAGTGGCGTAGCCTACTCAAGATGGAATCTTTCGAGCTTAAGAATCCTACAATAACAATGTTGACAGCTACGAATGAGGCACATGCTAACGAATTTTTTGGAAATAAGGATGTCCAAGGCGGCTACTTCGCTAGAACGTTTGTCGTCTTTGAGAATAAGAGGAACAAGATTAATTCGCTTTTGGCTCCTCTCAGTGAACCTCCTAATTACGATAAGTCTGCTGAATATCTTAAAGTCTTGGCAAATCTTAAGGGAGGATTTACGCCTCTGGCACAATTGGATGAGTCTGATTTACACACTTGGAAGAAAACGAAAGACGGACGTGATTTATACTTTACAGGAGCAGGTAGAATTTATGATGAATGGTACGACGAGTTCACCCATTCAATCGACAATCTCGAAGAACGCGACGAAACGGGCACATTAAACAGATTCGGAGACTCAGTACTTAAAGTCTCTATGATATTAAGTTTAGCGGAACATCCGAAGTTAGAGATAACTGAAGATGCAATGAACGAAGCGATTCGAGTATGTGAAAGACTAGTTGGTAATATTAGACGGACGACAATGGGTAGGAAGGGACTATCCGCGTCCGTCCATTTGAAGGGAAAGATAATCAATGAACTTTTACATAGGCCAAATCATATCATCAGTCAACAGATATTGATGAAGAAGTTATGGATGGACTATGCAAGCGTTCAGGAGTTCGCGGACATAATGAACTCATTTGATTCAGCAGGAATCATATCAACTAAGAATATTGGAAATCAAATAGTATACGAAATGAATGCTAAGCACGCTGAGGAACTTAAGAAGTTCCTTGAAGGGAAAAATAAATAATGGATGAATTAATCGATCGCCTGTGGAAAGATTGGCTCGAATTAATGACCATTGATGCACAAATCAAAAAAATACTTGACAAAGCTCGCGTGAATCCTCCAGTAATTAAGCTGGTTGATTCAAAACCCGAGGTGGACAGATGAAGAAGTTGTTAAGTGGCATCGCAATCGCGTCGATCTTAACTCTCGTTGTCTCTACAAAGGTTACAGCAAAGGATGAATGTAGTGATCTAGTTGCGGCTGCTAATGGCTATGCAGCAGATGCAATGGATTGCATGGATGAAGCAAACAACTGGATGGACATCCTATCAAATGATGTTGCTAATAATGAATCAGATGCAGTGCTAGGTGCTGATCAATCCGAGATTGGATTTTGGCAAGGATCTGCAACTTATGCTGCTGGTGTAGCATCAGCTTATGCAAAGCAGGCTTCTGCAGTGTGCATGTAAGCTAAACTAGGCTACCCTCCGTGGCGAAACAGGCAAACGCATTGGACTTAAAATCCAACGTCCGTAAGGACTTCTCAGTTCGACTCTGAGCGGAGGGACTTTAATATGAATAAGGGAAAGAGACTTAGATTCTGTAAAGCATGTGATCGTAAACGATTTTGTAGCCGTGTTCCAATTCCAGGATTTAATTTCAAGATAACATGTTCAAAAGGACATACTTGGATAATCCAGGGAATAACTGCTGAACGGTTACAAGCAGCATTTGAAGAAGTAATGCTTCCCAAAATAAAAGATTTATTTAACCGAGACGATATTTTTTATCGGTCAATAAAGAGATGATTATAATCAAAACTAAACATCTTGAATTCAAATATTATGGAGCATGTCTAATCTTATTCCATGAAGAGGATAAACTTTACATAGAAAGTCATGGAACAATTCCTAGACATGAATCCGATGAAATGATCATCTGGGCTAATGATGTATTCGATTGGTTCTGGACGAAAGATATAATCTCAATAGTAGGAATTGATGAACAAGGATCTGCTGATAAAGCTAACGAAGTTAGCTAATAATAATCCAAATGATCATGAAGCGAATTCAGCCGCGCGTCGTGTCTGTAGGATGCTGGAAGAAGCCAATTGGAAACTAGACGGAATCCATCGGACTACTAAGCCAGATTTTAAGTCTACAGTTCCGCCCACTAACAAGCAGACCGGTTATGGGGCATGGGAAGATTTATTCAATGCTTATGGTCAGAGTAGGCACAGGTATCGTGATCCTTTCAGGGATGGCTATGAATCGTGGAAAGAGGCTTGGTACGACGAGCCTAAAGTAAATAAAGAACCCCCAAATGAACCTGATTGGACAAAAGCGAAGTGGACATATAATGCAATGAAGGATATGGTCCGCTGTCCTAAATGCAAGAGTATATATCCATTAACTAATGTAAGGGCAAATGCTTACTTCAAGTGTAACTGTGGTCAACCGTGGAATGGAGCAGTGGAGGGGTGAGAGCTAAGCTACCAATCGAACTTAACCAGGTATATGGTAAGTTAACGGTAATAGCTTGTGGCGATGCTGATGATTGGGGGCATCAGGGGGTACTTGTTAAATGTGAGTGTGGAAATAGTAAAACTGTCCGGGCATCCTATCTAGTAAGTGGTCATACTAAAAGCTGTGGGTGTATTCAACCTAAAGGACTTAAGAGGAGCCGATGGCAAAAAAACTACGAAGAGAAGAAGTCGTAACTCATGTGACGGGCGCGAAACGATCAGCGCGTAAGCCACGTTACGACTTAATTCCTACTATTGCAGTTTTTAGACTTGCAGAGAGATTTACAGGCGAAATGGGTCCAGACGGCCCTACAGGTGGAGCACTTAAGTATGGTGCTAATAATTGGCGAAATGGACTGCCTACATCCGACGTATATAACCATGTTATCGACCATCTAATTCACTGGGCTAGACAATTCCAAGATGCCCAGTTCTTATACGGAGATAACATGGTATCTATCCGTAAACACATGGAAGAGTATAGCGCCATTGATGACCATCTCGCAGGCGCTATGTGGGGACTCTGTGTGCTAATGCATCAGGAAGATACTACGATGTATTTCGACCCCCACTATCGTCCTTAAAAGGGTGCTGGCGGATCAGGTCCAAAGAACACATAGATTAGAATCAAACAGGCGAACGCGAACTTAAGCAATGTAATAGCTGGTCCAAGCGTTGGAATGCTAATTCCTACCATTTGAAATAATAGCGGAACGATCACTATTAAAATAACAACTAGGATCACCGCATATACAACGCGCCAAAGCAAGGACTTAATATTCATTCTGTTCTCCAGTTATCGTCCGTAGGTTTGAGTACCTAATCCAGCGATAGATGCTCCAGATGCTAAAGCTCCTTGGAATGCAGACGGCGCTCCAGTATGATTCGGCTTACCCATATATTCCTGAACGATCTTAGGAATATTAGGTGCAATAGACGGATCATCTTTCCAGATATCGTATAGATCCTGAGCTACAATAGGAGTGATACGTTTAGCCATAGCAACTTTAGCATCGAATGGTGTACCATCAAAGTCTTTACCAGCCATCCAACTCCAGACAAAAGATGGTACAGGCGCCAACTTATTAGCTACGAAACGTTCGGCTACATCCTTCCTAGTTTGGCCCCCGAATTTAGGATGGGTTAAGTCGGACGTTTTTCCCGTAATAGAACTCGTAGACTGGCCCATTGCAATACGAGAAGCAGCTACTAAATACTGCTGGTATCCATCGAACGGATCAACTCTAGTACTACCAAACCGAATCTTTCCAAAGTCAGTATTATACGGATCGTTATTTACAGTAGCTCCAATCTGCTTAGCTAACTGTCCCATTAGCAGTCCAGTTCCAGCTAATCCAATTACCGACTTTAACATATTAGTACGTACAACTGGAGGTACGTTCATGTAGTAGCGTGGATTAAATGCCCTGCCCCACATCTGTAGACGTGAAGCCTGGAATCTAGGTGCAAAGAACATATCAGCTAACATTGGAGCAGCCGCATCGAACTTAGCACCTAAACTACCACGTCCTGTAGTGACATTGATGTAATCAGCAATCTTTCCTGCATCTACTAGATTATTCTCAGCTCCTGCCTGCTTAACCATCGACTTAAAGGTATCAGCACGGAGCTTATTGATATAAGCAGTATATGCACGAATAGACGGACGCGCTCCTAACATCTTCTCTGCAAGATGAGACTGGAAATATTCTTCTCGATGATTAGCTGCATCGGTCAGTTCTAATCCCGCCTTACGAGCAAATGACCCGCCTTTAGCATCTTGGAAGAATCCAGATGGATCATCCTTGATACTCTGCATAATATTATTATAGGCACCTTCTGATCCCATAGCTTCCATCATGGGCTTCCATGATTTCCACCATTCGGGACGCATGATTAATCCAAGTCCCTGCTTACCGGGCGCACTTAAATCATACGCAGTAAGCATAGTACGTTGGAAATTAACCATCTGACGGATAATTCCAGCTTTTTCTTTAGGCTTAGCAGTCTTTAATGCTTCAACACCATGTTGACCAATATTAGCAATACGCTGTGGTATTTCATGCTGTGGAACATTCTGCTGAACCTGCTTTACTGATTCTGTGGTAGATTGTTCAAGGGGGTGGCGTTTTCCGAAAAGTTGTTCTTCTGGAGTGGTTGCTGTGGAAGCAGTTCCGCCTCCATTTGCTGTAGCATCGCCCTGAACGCTTTTCCCTCTACCTCTGGAAGCGTCTGACTTGATGCCTGTTCTGTTAAGAAGATTTTCCGGAGTGCTAACTCTCCCTTCTCTTTCAGAATAGATCCGTAATAGGTCCGGAATCGTTGCATCATTTGCACCACCGGATTGGTTGTAGTCGATGACATCTTTTAATGCTCCAGATGCTTCTTCAAATTTATCGGGGCCAAAATTATCATAGATATGCGAGAGACTATTTAACCAGTTTAGTCCATGTCCCGCATCCCTGACAGTATGTGAATGAGATACTTCACTCACATAATTCTTCATATAGGGGCCAATATCGGGATGACTCATATCTACATTATCCCATTTGGCTTGATCCCTAATATCACCAATATGACCTACTTCATGCAATGCTGTAGCAATGTTAAAGTCTGCCGCAGCTTCAGGAGTCATACTACCCATTGAAATGAATGGGTTAATTAGAATAGTCGATTTTCCTGATTTATCAGGATTAGGAATATGGATACCATGATGATCAGGATCCATAGAAATTCCGATTTTCTCTAATCCTGCTCCCCAACCCTTTTGACCAGCAGCTTTAACAGCAGTATCAATAACACTATCCATTAAAGTGCTAAATGCATTGATAAATGGACTACTCTTAATAGCAGCATGTTCTCCTTGAGTTAGGATATCTCCAGGATCGTACAGAACTACCGGACGCTTAGTAGGTGTATCCGTCTGAATCGGAGTCATGTCTTTATACATGGCCCGTAGACGATCCTTCTGCTTCTCAAGCGCGCCCGAAATCAAGTTGTCATTAATCCACTTATTAACAGCCTCATGAGCCGCCTGACTCATATTTTCACGACTACTGTTAAATGGATATCCTTCTTCTCCTTCAACTACATTAGCACGAACGTCAGCGGTAACTTTTCCAGGCACACTTCTTAATGGACCATATTCACTATATCGTCCACCTTCATTAAATTGGTGAAGTCCATTATTCTGTACATCTAGGCCGAAATTTTGATGAACATCAGCATCAGTCGGCTCATCATAATGAATATTAATATCAGCTCCAGGAATATGAATAGTATCTTGTAATTTGGGCTTAGACTTAGGAACATAAGTATCAGAATACTTAGATTCAAGTTCAGTTCCAGGTTCACCTTTTAAGAATTTGTTCTGTTCAGAATCCGTATGCATAATATTACGGCCAGCAATAATAGGAGAATCATTATTTAATGAATTCTCACCCATATTCTTAATCTGTCTACTTGCATAATAAAAATCATTCGTTTCAGGATAATAAACCTTAGCCTGAAATCCAGTAGGCGTACCCGGAGGCATCTCAGTCGTAGTAATCGGAACTCCTTCATCCTGATTCTTTAACTGTTCAGGAGTTCCTTCAAATGTATGTTTAAGTATCTTTCCACCTTCTTTAACAATTGATTCATACTTAGAATAAGTTCCACCGAGCATAGGAGCAGCTTTAGCGAAGCCAAATCCCCCCGATGCATCTTTTTCATCCATCTTGCCAGATTTGCCAAGATCAGTTAATACAGTATAAATCTGATCCTTAGTTAAGCCTCTTCCCTTATCTTTAACTGTAAGAGAATTGGCTCTTTTATTTGTAACTGGATCTATATCATACTCATTTGTTAAAGTACGAATTGGTTCTTTCGTACCAGAAATACGATGTTCATCAGCCGCATTCTGAATCAATTCTTTTGCAGCAATTAACGGACGATCACTCTTATACAGAGTTGTACCAATAATACTCAATACACGAGGATCAGCCCCTCCCATTGCTACGTTTTCAGGCTTATTCTTAGCTCTCATTTCCTGCGGGAATAAATTCCTCATTTCACTATCAGATTCCCGAGCAAGTCTATCCTTTTCTAAAGACTGTCGGAATCGGTCTAATAATTCAGGATCTACTTCAGGATGATTAGCTAGTTCTTCTGCTACTTGAGGATCTTCCTTAGCTTTCTCTACAATATCTTCTTCAGGTGCAGGAGTTTCGCGTGGAGGCTCAGGACTAGTTTCCTTCCTCTTAGCCATAGCATCTGCAACTTGCTTATTACTCGGAATCTCACCCGGCTTAGGTCCGAATTCTTCCCATCCTTGCTTATTGGTAAATGAAGAATTAAATTTAGTTCCCTTCTCTAAATCAGGTGGAGTACCAAAGAACGGCGGACGGGCTTCAGGTAAATGGGCACCATCGGGTAAGAATTCATTCGGCATGAATGTATTCCCACCCATATCAAGTCCCTGTTGCTGAGCACCAGAAGTAAACTTAGTAGGCTCCTGTGGTAAATCTCCAAAATCTAACTGTGTAGGCCGGGTAAATGGAGCAGGATCACCAAAAGCAGGTTGATGCGTTTGCGGTACATTATAATCAAGTAAATTCATTCCAGGCGGAGCTTCACCTTCAGTCTGTAATGTTAGGGGCTTATTAAACTTGGTAGTTAATGCCTTACCACTAGGACTCTTAGCAGGAGGTGTAACAGGCTCCCCTGCTGGAGTAGGTCTAGTTTCTTTAGTTAAATCGATTGGCTGATTAAACTGATGAGTTAAAGCATCTGCTGGAGTAGGACCATGCATTACTTCAGGAGGTGCAGGTGGCATTTCCTTAATAGGAGCGTGAGGACTATGAAACGCGCCCGCAACTCCACCCGCAATTTCAGGAATAGCCTGTAATTTCTCTTGCCAAGACTTATTAGGATCTAATTCTGTACCCGCACCATGAACAGCAAACGCGGCTCCTCCTAATCTACTTAATGTACGTATTGCCGAACTTAAGAGAGGAATATCTCCACCTGTCGGAGCAGCAGTAAGTAATCCTAAATCAGAGGTATATCCTGAAGCAGTATCAGCTAATCCCTTTAATCCACCTGATAAAGCACCCTGTTCCATAGCAATCGCTTGCTGTGCCTTATCTGCTAAATTAGGAAAATTCTTTTTTACAAAATCAGGAATAGAACGGCTGGCAGCATTGGGATCAGTTAATGCTTCTTCAGCGGGTTTGGTATAATCTCCGAAATTAATATGGGGACGATTTAATTCATCCCAAATAGCTTTTCCCGGAGGCGTATCAGGCGGAGCTTCAGCAGGCAATCTATCAGGATTACCTGTATATGGAGTTTGAGCTTGGACAGGAGGCGTAGCTGTAGGCTCCTGAACAGGCTCAAAACTACTCATATCCGGTTCTGGAGAAACCGGCTCAAAACTACTTAAATCCGGTCCTTGTGGCTTACGAGCGGGCTTAGGAAAGCCGGATGCATCCTGTAGAATAGGGGGATACATTACTCATCGCCTCCCGGTCCAATTAAGTTAGTCAACTGAGGATAATTGGTAAAAGTCTGTGGAGCAGTAGATGGCTTAGTAGATTGAGTACCAGGATTAACAATCTCTACACCGGGATGCTGTGCAGCAGTTGGGTCCATATAACCTAACTGTCCATTTACACGAACTAAGACTTTACCATCAGGACGCTGACCGGGAGTAGGCTGAGCCGAAGACTGCTGACTAGGATTATTCTTATCCACATAAGATGGATTCTGAGCAGGCTGTGCATTAGGCTCACCAAGATATTTCTTAATTAATGCCCTTTGTGCATCTGTAGGTCCAGTAGGACCAGTAAACACACCTCCAGGAGTAGTTTCATTAATAGATACTATACCACTATTAGGATCTCTAGCAGTCATTGCAGCTAATTCAGGATGATCGATCTGCAACTTCTGATAAGCATTATTAAATCGTACCTTATCCTGACTAGGTAGCATAGTCGGATTATAAGCACCCGGAGTCTGCTTCAATTTAATGGCATTTGCACCCTTAGTATTAGCTACATCCTGAGCACCCTGATTACGTAGTTTAATATTAGTCTCTCGATTGGGCTGTTTAGTATTTTCAAGATTAACAGCATTCTGACCACGGGCGCCAATCTGATTCATTACATCAGCAGCTTTTTCAGTACCAGTTTCAGTACCCTGAGCTACACCCGTATCAACGATTCTACCCGTCTTAGAATCAATATAATAAGCATCCCCACCAGCCGTCTTCATCTGAATATACTTCGGCTGCTGAGAAGTCTGGGACTTAATATCAAGTCCTTCTTGACCTAACTTATTCTTATCAGCTTCAGTTTTCTGAGCTAATTGTAATTTCTGTCGATCAGTTTCTTCCTTCTCAAATGGATTAAGTTGGAATCCACCATTTCTTAATCCTGGAGCACTAACTGCACCCCCATTAACATTACTAGGTGAAGTAGGCTGCGGCCCTCCAGAAATACCATTAGATTGCAGGGCATTCATTTTTGACATATCCTGAAATCGCTGATTTCTCTGGAGATTCATTAAATCAGTTTGTTGTTGAATATGACGGTCTTCTTCACTTTTCTTAAGTGCTAAGAAATCACCAATAGAAGGAACATCAGTCTTAAGTACTTGGGGGGCACTAAACATGGATGTATCAAACATTCCCATTATAAGCCTCCCACTGCACTTAAGACGCGTAGTTTATTATTAGTATCCTGTTGATTAGCATTCTGTTCTAACTGTGCCTGATTCTGTGCTCCACTCTGCATTAATGCTGTAGTTGCAGGAGTAGTACCATATAGACTAGTCATTCCACCTAATGCATTACCCTGTAATTCAAATGGTAATGAAAGTGACTTAAATCGATTCTCAAGATTAGCTAAACTAAACTGATTCTGCATTCCAGCAGTATCAAGATTAAACTTATTATGAGCATCCTGTTCACCAGCAGTAGTATTAGCCAATGGTACAGAAGCTGCAAGACGATTCTGAGCCTGATTCTGTGCAATTCCAGCATTAACATTAGTAGTGGCATCAGAGAGTTCACTACCCATCTCTCTTGCCATTTTAGCAGTTACAGCCGTGAGATTCGGGCTATATCCTCCTTGCAACGCTTTCTGTCTCTGTAAATCTTGCTGAGCGTTAGCATACACAGAACGAATAGGACTAACCCCACGGGCGCGCATATTATCAATATCTGCCGCACTATATCCTCCCGTTTTAGACAGATCACTTAGATTTGATATTGCACCTTTATAGTCCGAACTAGTCTGATATGTTGGAATAGTGGCAGTAGCAGTGAGATTCTGAGTTCCCATACTACCTTCCCTATTATATAAATCATTATACTTACTCATAATATTAGAATAATCATTTCCCTGCGTTTTAGCCGCAGATCCATATGCTGCATATGCATTTTGAGTAGGAGTATTAGTCTGTCCGACTTGTGTACCACTGGCGGGTACACCTGCATTAGGTTGTGTATATCTTGGATTCTGAGATACCATTCCAGCCATTATGCATTCACTCCTGCTCCGTACCAAAGAGCTAAATGATCACCCGGACGGACATCCACATGGATAAAGGTCTTGTACTTACCAATACCTCGAATTTGGGATGTTTTAGCAATAATACGGATTACAGAGTAGAATTCATTTAGACTAATATGTGGAGGCGGACGCAAATCAATAGCTCTGCCCTGAATATGCTGACTATTCTTGGCACCTCCGACACTAGCATTATACGTAGGCGTTCTATAAGCTGAAAGAATCGTAATTGGAGAATTTCCACAAGCTGCACGAACTAACTCGAATGCTTCACCCAATATAATGGCTCGATTAGTACGCCATTCATTAGGATAAATCGTTCCATCGTGACAAGCCAATTCTTTCCAACTTAAATGGGCTGATGGCCCTATACTAGTGTCGATAGGTGTCATTAACCAGCGACTCCGATCTCGCCTTCAATTTCGATAGAAAGTGCAGTTGCAGTATTAGCTCCACCCACAAGAAACTGAGTGGAATCAATACGCTTCATTCCGTACCAATCAAGGTAGGAGTTAGCAGCAACAGTTGTACCCTGCCAGAGAACTTCAGTACCGGCTACGTTAGAGTTACTAGCTCCAAGCCAGAATGAAGCAGTCGCGCCCGCAGTAGTCTTATTCACTAGACGAATATGTCTAGCGATAATATACTGAGCCGATGATCCTCCGTTTACACCGCCTGAAGCAGCAGGAGGATTGAGAATATTAGTCGTTAATGTTGTCGTAAGCGCGATCGGTCCTGCACCAAATGCCTTATTCTGCATCTCAACTCCTACTATGGAATTTCTTTGAACGAAAGTAAAGTAAGTCCATTATTATAAAGTGTTTGTCCAGAATTTGCACCAAATCCCCATTCATCTGGAGCAGTCGTGAACTGTGATGTTTTTGCAATTGAGAGTAATTGAACCCAATTCTGACCATCAACAGATGATTGATACAGAAGATTTGCACCTGAGATTGCAATTGCAAGCCACAAAAATCCTCTAACCGAGAGAGCAATATTAGTAGCATCATTTGCAAGAAAAGTAGTCGGATTAGTCCAATGCTGAATTGCTATTGTATTACCATCACTTAAAGACATTGTGGCTAATTTACCAGTACCACTTTCACGGAATAAAAGTGCAGTCTGTGACCCCGTTCCATATGTATGGGGTAACATTAGAATTTCTAATCTAGTAAATCCTGATAAAGCCTTTTTACGAACTTTCCAACTTGTACCAGATGCAGCAACTACTGCAAGAGCAATTGCATCTTTATCTGCCGTAACTGTAGCTGTACCTTGATTAACCCATGCAAAGTTAGCATCAATAGGTGCAGTAAGTGCATATAATGGGCCAAATGGACTCCATGCACTTCCAGTGTCAAATCCTTGTGAAAATCCGTTATTAGGTAAATATAATCTACCTAATGAACCTGCTGCCGGACGCGCGCTGAATGCTCCGGTACTAATACCACTACCATTGCCTGCAGCGATTTCTAATGCAAAATAAGTACTAGTTCCGCCTACTACAGTCTGATTTAGACCGGAAGTTTGAATTACTTTTAATTCGATATAATCAGTAGCAGATAATGATACTTCAGCAGTTACAGAAGTAGTAGCATTTGCATCAGCTAACGGTACATAACCTTCACCAACTAAAGTAGAACCATTCTTATAAATTCGAGTAAAGCAAGGTCCGCCACCCGGAGAAGAAGTTACCGTTGCGATAGCCGAAAGATATGTATTACTACCTCCAACTACTGTTTGACTAGATCCAGTTACTTGGAATACCTGTAATTCAATAAAATCACTTGTAACTAAATCTTCCTCGCAAGCGACATTCGATGTACTATTTGCATTTACCGTTTCAATATAAGACTCACCAATTATAGTAGTTCCATTCTTAAAAATTCGAATAAATGCTGGTCCTGAAGCACCTACACTCCACTTAATTTGTCCAACTATAACATATAATCCTTCTCCCCCAGAAGGTATAGTTAATCTAGTTGGACTACCCGCACTCCAGAATACATTTGTATCAAATTCAGTTCCACTAAATGAAATCTGTGTAGCTGAATTATTATTAATAGTCTGATTCGTTGATCTATTGACTTTTCCACCAATAATTGCAGCCGGAGTTACTGCACCCGTTACTGTCCACTTAACCTGACCATGAACGATGTATTTACCATCTTGTCCAGCAGGAACGGTAAGTCTAGTAGGAGATCCGGCACTAAAGTAGCCATTAGTATCATAAACGACTGTATCTAGTGTTATTGCAGTCTCAGATGCAGTACTAATAGTCTGATTAGTTGAACGATTTACTTGTGCTGCACCCGCTACTAAAGGTTGTGGTGAATTACCTGCTGGACCCTGTACACCGGGTATAGCATAAGTTTCTCCATCTCCACCATCAAATCCTTGTAATCCTGGAGGTCCAGCCGGTCCAGTTAATCCATTAGTTCCAGCATTACCTGTTGGTCCTTGTACTCCCGGAATTGCATAAGTTTCACCATCTATACCATCTTCACCAGATAATCCTTGTGGGCCTGCCGGACCTGTAGCACCATCATGTCCAATAGTACCATCTGTACCTCTAGGGCCAGGAGATCCCATCTCTCCATCAATACCATCCTCTAACATCATCTGTTGAATGACATTAGTGATATTATTTACAACATTACCAGTAGTTCCCCCACCCGATCCAGCCTGTTTACCAACTACATTAACTAATGTACCAATCAAATTGTAGAGAAGCTGGTATAATACCGGATCTTTTGCACGTAATGCTGTGCGATCCAGTGTAGAATATAAACGAGAAGGATCTACGCCTGCATTAGCCATTACTGTGGATATCCAGTGTAAATCGACTTCGAGAAGATAACTAACGTGCTAACATTCATGAAATCATCTAATGCATCCATATAAACTCGAAGAGATGCATTTTGATCAATAAAATTAGCGATTGTAAAAGGATTCAAATTATTAGAAGTTCTAAGAGGAAAAGTCGATAGAACTTGAGTATTAATATAATCTAATGACTGGAATACCTGCTTAAGCGTTCCTGCACCAGTAACACGCATTCTAGTACCAGTGTAGTGAAGAACTTCGATATCCGGATTGTCAATAAACGCAGTAACAAAAAATGGGGGCGTGATCGCCACGTTTTGTGTCGTAACCGTAGTAGAAGTAGTAGTTCTGGCATATAATTCATCATGATGAGTATCCTCATCAAATGTATAGATACCGGAGAGATCAGTATTAATTACTGTTAATGCACCTAAACTAACAGATCCACTAAATTCCGTACCAACGAAATCTACATCAACAGTAGTAGTATCAACATCTGGAGGAAGATGGATGATAATTAGAGTTAAAGTCCAAAGAACTACCCAAGGGTCATTTGGCTTAATCTTTTTACTCTTAACAGTTACAGCTTCGATCTGCTGTGTATCGTCAGGCGGTGGAACATGTGGGTCAGGGCGACTTAATTGAAGAATGTCATCCGGCTTTGTAATCGTAGGAGTATCAATCGTCCACTGGCTTGTAAATGGCAATTGCCACGTCACAGTCATCTGCCAATTGGTAGTTTCGATGCCACTTTGAACATCAACACTACCAGTAGCGGAAGTAGAACCTCCAGGAGGTGTAGTATCCCACGCACTAAATCCTTGAGCTTGAGCTATATAACCAAATACCATATTAGCAAAATTATTAATAAAATCTCCATAAGTACTATAACCAAGTGGAAATGATCCTCCTGGATTAGTAGTAAAATCAAATACTACATGTGCAACTGCTCCACTGCGACTTAAACTGGCAGATTGTGTCTGAGCACCCACATAACTAAAAGCACTTTGATGAGTATCTGTAATACTAAAATTATCATTAGGGGATGCCCAAAACTGATTGGCTGCAGACGGCAGCATATTTAATTGAGCTTTACAAAAAGCTCTAATTGTTCCACCTAACGTTCCCCCAGGATATGTTAATGTTATATTAGAAGCTGCAGTAAGTGCAGCAGTTTGTATTTGAATATCAACTTTGGTAATTTGAGCATTCGTAGGAACTGCTCCAGGAGGACTAGAATGATTAACATCATATATGTAAATAATTTCACCACTTGCTTCTAAAGTTTTATTTATATCTGATACTAACATTGCATAAGAATTATCAATAGCACTGGCCTGAAGATTACAGCCCGGAGCCGAACCAATATCTACACAATTAATTAAATCATGTTGAACAATAACTTGATTGATTAGATCAAGACTAGTATATACTGTGACACCCATTAGAATATATCCGATCCGATGATATCTTCATCAATATTCGTGACAGCAATAGTATTAATTGGCTGTGTGAATGTCCACTGTTCCCATTGCATCGCTTGGGGATTTAATCCATTCTGATAGAAGCCAACTAAGAGATATCTATCAGGAAGTACGATATAGATACGCTTTTTAGTAGCATTATTGACGATTTGAACATTATTGAAGTCCGTTCTACTAAGAGATTTCCAAAAATCTTCAATTTTCCAACTTAATTCTGGACTTTGATAGCCGCCAGTGAATAATGATACTCCCTGATAGGTACAAATGACAAGAAAATCGATACTTTGAGTAGCAGAATTAAGAAATTGTGAAATTCCATGAGGTCTTGTACCTAAAGCTGCGTCCATTTCCACTAACGGCCATGAAGATGGTACATCTCCATTATCCGTAAATGACATTGAACTGTTTGGACGAAAAACGTATAGAACATCTCTAAATTCTGCCGCGTTTGAGACTGGAAATCCGTTAGGTTGAGTAGCTAATAAGCCATCAATCTGACTAATAGCCTCTGGCTCACCTTGAGCGGATACAAGAACTAGATTAAAATCAGTATGAGTAGCTCCGAGTACTAAACGTCCATGATATTCGGTGAGGAAAGCGCCCGCAGGAATCTCACTATAATTATCAGACAAATGCGAAGCATCTTCCAGAAGATCAGCGTCAAAAAATGATACATTATTAAGAGACGTAGACGTATTATCATTGATCACTCCATTAGGAATGAAGAAAAGGGTATATCCTAATGGATCTCCATTATAATTAGTAATAGCAATACTAGCTACAAGATGACGTTTGACTACGTTTGGATCGCCTGAAGTTGGAATATTACCAAAAGATACAGATTGACCCGGAATATTAGTAAATGTAGTTAAAGATCCCGGAGGACTTAAATATCCTGAAATTGTCTCACTAACTACGCCATAAACGTGTAATCCTGCATCGGTATGGCCTGCCGCGCCTGCCGCTACAGTCATACCTGCACCAATAGCAGCCCCCGCAGCTTTCCTAGCAGCAGTACCATCTCCAGCATAAACGTACAGAAATTCGCCTGTTAATCCTTGTTCAATTCCGTTAGATGAAGCAAATGGACTGATATAAGCGCGTCCGCCAAATGGCATGAACGCGAAATCTTTCATTCCAACGATTGAAAGAACTGGTCCATGTTGCGTTGTGGAATTAACAACATGATAAATGTTCCCAGTATTAGTCCCAGGATCATAAGACAGGATAATAAGAGTATTAGCAGTAAGAGTGGGGTAGTTATAAATACGTCGTATATTTTGGAGAGGAACTTGCGCATCAACGTCCTGTGATGGAATGATACCGTCACGAGTTAATACCGAACGTCCTCGATGACGTATATTATTACTACCCTGAAAATGATCGATGGGAGTATTCTCAGGATCTCCACGGTCAAATAGACCGTTGAAGTTGTCGATTGGTTGTCCCTGATGATCTCTCATCGTCCAGTCCGAGTTTTATAGCCAGCCATGAAAGGCTTACGACGAGTCTGAATATCCTGCTTACCTTTTACAGCAATTCCAATTAAACGATCTTTAGCATTCTGTCCATCATTATCTAAACTATCTGCACGGGTAGGATTCTCACCAATGTATCTTGCACATAATGCAGCCGTCCTAAATTCAAGAAACGTCCTTGAATTCATTACATTGATTGCAGTTGTAGTGGAAGATACAGTATTGGTGAAAACTTGTTTAATATAGTCGATTTTAACATCTCTAGGAGTAGTAGCACCAAAAGTCTGAACTTCTTGCTCTAACCACGTCCAATAAATCAAATCACTGACCGGCAGATCATCTAGATAATGGGGAAGGAAGTCTCTCTTATACATGGGTACGTAAGGATCACTAGATCCCGAGAGTCTTTCCCACAATTGCTGAATTTCTACCAAATCAAGCGGAAGATCATTGGACGTGGTGCCCTGAGCAATAATCTTAGTACCTACAGTTACAGTAATTGCAGCATTCGTCTTTTCCATTACAGGAATCTCGCTGAGCTGTAATTCCTCCTGAAGTTCAGCAAGTGCAATGTTAAAATACGGCAACATAGCCGTATAGGTATAGCTAGTCTTCGCTGTATCATTCATTAGCGAAGCTACTAAATCTAGAATATCTGATACTGTAACTGCGTTTGTAGCCATGTTTATGCAGAGAACTTAATACCGAGTGACTTAGCCTTTTCAGGATCGTCGATAGCTTTGCAATTCGGACAAACAGGATACAGAGGATTCTTAAGACTTCCGCAAGCCTTACAATTAACCATTGCAATAGCCTGGAAGTCTTTCAACCAGACTTTATCAAGAGTTAATTCCTTTGCAGCAATCTTCATGTCGTCAGAGATAGTTAGGGGATTACCATTGGTACGTGCCCATAACACATCTGCCATCTTCACTAATTCAGTGAACCAATTACGCTGACGAATATTAGCCTGTTCAATTAATGCTTGATGTTCAGGCTTCTTCAAGTCTTCTAGGGTATGATTACCCGGAATATAGAAAAGTCCCGGACGCTTATCGCCCATATCACATCCAAGAATACCCGTCATAAAATCACGGACAACTGAATGTGCTACAGTAATTGAAGAATGCGGAATTTCTAGGAAAGGCTGACCTTCATCAGTTTCCTTCCACCAACTAGATCCACCTACTATAAGAATAGCAGGTTTAGCATAACTACCTGCAGGAATATCAAAGATTCCAGGCTGAATAGTATGCTTAACTTCGTGAATAGGCTTTGGAAGAATAGAAACGATTGTAGTCTTATCGAGTTCATTGACGGGCGCACGAATAGTCATGCGCTTCATATCAATTCCTGGGAATGATCCTACGGCTCCCATTAGTTCACCTTCTCTTTTTCAAAGTTACGCGGAACTACAATAGCTTCTCCATGAGCTAATGCATCTCCTGTATCAGTTTCATTACCGAATAGTTCCTGTTGAATCGTACTGACTCTCTGCTGAGTCTCTTCTAAACTACCTGCGTTATCATCCTTATACTTACGGAGTGAATGATCTCCATAAATAGAAGCATGAATCGTATCAATCACAATCTTACAGACTTCGTAACGTGGAGGAAGTGCATTTAGTTTGTTATCCACAAATGACCAGATTGGCTCATAGCTAATGCTATTAACCGTCATCTGAGCATTCTCCCCACTCGTATCCACGTAACTTAACCGTTCGAGAATGTATCTGTCAGCCGCCCACTGCTTGTATTTCGGAACTTCAAATACTTGTGGCTGAAGTAATTCAACTCCTTCTGGAGTGTATTTGGACATTCTCTTTTCGAGTTGATCATTTGACCAAACAACTCTATAGATTGGTCGATCTGAGGTCAATTCAATACCAAACTCATCTCTGAGTCTTTTATTGATTGTTTCAACAGATTCTAAGAGTTCCATTACTTCATATCCCTAAATTGCTGTCCACCTGACATAGCAGGTTCGGCAAAGGGAGATCCAATCGTTACTCCCTGTTTAGCAACTTCAGCATCAACTTCTTCTAATGAAGGAACATGCTGCGGAAGTTCAAATACATTCTTCTGATCAAATGTAGCTGCTGTTACCCACGTTCCATCTGGTTTACGCATCGGAAATATGGTAGCAGAAAGCATGTGACCAACAGGACACTCCAAGTCACACCAGATTTCATATTTATAAAGGTCACGAGCGCGATTAAAGAAATCGATGTCATCGCACCAATGATCTTTTTCGCATTGACCCAAACGGACCCAGGGTAAGTCATCAGACATTTTACGGAACACGTCAGTTTTAATAAGAACTGCGCCTAATCCCGTATTCTTGACTTGGACTAAACCCTTTAGGCCCGGTCGAAGTACTGAAAATCGGCAAGCACCATTAGTAAACGACTCATCGAATAAAATCGGAAGATGAGGATGACTCCGCATTAAGTATAAGCCAGTAACGATATCCTTGTTATGAGAAAGAAGCTGTTTAAGGATATCCGGACGCGGAACGCAATCATCATCAATAAAGAGAATGTGACTGCAATCGTTCTTCAGGGCGATATCAATCATCGTATTACGATTACGAGCAGGTGACTGCCCATGTGCAAATGACATGATAACAGTCGTATCAGGAATATCCTTATCAATCATATTAATATAATCATAGAAATCGGCCCTTCGAGCCATTTCAAGCGTAGGAACACCAATCATTACCTTATTCATTTCTAACTCCTAGTAATTCGGAAAGAAAACTGGTTGGGGGGCAGCAGGTTCTAATCCGTTCAGGATATAATCCGTGCTCCTATTAACGGTACCTTCTAACTTTTCAAGTGAATCGACTATTACCATCTCCTTGTTCTTGAGTTTGAGTTTAGCAATTGGGAGATATGTTCTCGATACATATTCTTTTGTACCAGTAACGGCGAGACTTCCTTTTCCCTTAAGTGGTACACCACATTGGAAGCAATGGTATCTGATTTGATCTTCAAAAGCAGTAATTGGTAACTTCCACCAATCGTCTGTGGGATATAATCCACTAAACTTGTCATTTCTTAACATCGCTTGAGCGCCTGCAATTTCGCAGAAGAACGCTCGTAATGAACCATCTACCTGACAAAGCATCGCTGACCATAACTGATTAATATCACAGTTATTAATCAGTTTAACCTTCATTTCATAGGTTAATTCAGGAATATCATTCATTGAAACGTAAACTGGAGAATGTCCACTATCTTTAGTTCCGATAGGATTACATTCCGGCCAGTCGCGCTTCATTTCAGCATATTTTTCCATATCCGTATGAACATTTAGGTTCGATACGGCTGGATTGAACGTTTCACGACAAATTTGACCATATCCTCGAAGATTATTACTCCAAAGTCCACGATTCTCGAATGGAATATACATTCTAAGAATCTGACAAATCTCTTTGAACTGTGGATGCATCGTCGGATTTCCACCAAAGATTCCGACTACACCCCAATAATCCTTTAGAGTCTGACAGGCCCATTCAAAGTTCTCAAGACTCATCATTATTGGCTTACCGCCAAAATTAGATCCTTGAGTACAATGTGAGCAAGCTAAATCACAGGCACGAGTAATATGAATCTGAATGATTCCATTACGCCAAGTTGGTCGCTTGTCGCCGGGGGCTTTCATATTACCGAACTCAAAACTCATAGTTTAATCCACCAAATTGATTCGTGAGTTTGTATTCCGGGGCCAAATATATCATCGACCGCATTAATTACTCCGGGCCAATTACCAGAATAATCGTGCCCGCACAATAATCCTCCTTCTCTCATTAAATTAATTGCATGAAGAATATCAGCCTTAGCTTTATCAAAAGTATGGATCGCGTCTATAAAAATCATGTCAGTGTATGGAACACTGAACTTCGTAAACTTTGTTTTGTGCGGGATGACTTTCCTAGTTACAATATAATCAAATAAATTCGTGGTAAATTCAGCGTAGATTGATTTCGGATTATCCTGACTCTTTCTATAATTCTGTAATGCAATATCTGTATCTAAATCAAGTCCATCATATAAACCGTCCCAAGGGTCAATGGCATGAATTATCCCTGATAGGGTATTATCAGCCATTGCCCTTGTGGAGCGGCCCTTGTATGAACCTGCTTCTAATATAACTTTCTTATCAGTCGCATGTTCAGCAAGGAAACGTAGCTCCCCGATACTCATCCATCCTTGAATATTATCTGCGGCAGCTACGTTCATTAGACTATGGCGCGGTTGTAGTCAGTACAGCGTACGACGGGTAGTACTTAGCCGACGCAGGATCATACACGAAGAAGTTAGGACGATTATTCCAAGTCGTCCCATTCGTGATGCTCGCTACAAGAATATTACCCGTAGTCAATACACCAAGCCAATTGGTCGTCTTGGCAATAATGCACAGCATATGCTGTCCCGTAACGGGAGGGGTAATTGTAACAAGCGCGGTCGTACCTGTAATGAAGGTAACGAACGTAGTAGGTGCAATCGTAGCTACAGCCGTCAGCGTAACCGGAGCAGGCTGTAAGTTGCTCTGTACTGTACTTAAATTCTGAAAGTTCAGATCACTCATCATCTACTCCTTACGAAATCGCGCCAGGATACCACTTCGAGTTAAGCGAACTATAAACAAAGGCACATACCTTGCTTGTAGTAAGCGAAACTGCTAAAGCGATATTACCCGTAGTTAACGTGGATACTCCTGCCGCGTCAGTCGCTACAAGAAATAGGACTCCACCAAATCCAGCGAAGGGTGGAACGATTGTAGCAATTGCAGTAGTACCCGCAATGATTACTAAATCTCCCCGTGGAGCAATAGTAGCCGCTGCAGTTAACTTAACTTCACTGATACGAGTTGTTAATCCAGGAATCATGCCTCCAACCTCCTTATGATTCTAGGACAGTGTTAACGTGTAAGTACTACCAGCGGTAGTACCTGAGACAGTAGCAGCAATCGTGCTGTAACCAGCAAACGTCTGCTGCTTACTTGCCCCCGCAAAAAAGACTGTACAGGTATTACCTAAACAGTCAAATACGAAGGAAGTAACATCTGAAAGCGTCAACGAAGTAGCTGTCTGACCAGCACCCGTCTTAGCTGTAATTGTAGCTGTACTCGGCATATTAGTACCCCGATGGAACAGCTAAGTTATCAATGTAGGCAGTAGCAGCAGGATTAGAAACGAATACCTGCATACCGACCACCATGTAGAAGATATCTGCGGCCATCACGCCACCTGAAGCAGCGCGAATCTCGAAGATATTACGTCCATCCGTCTTGTAGAATCCGATCGGAAGGATTTCTCCACGGCCCCAGATATCATCCGTGACGAAATCAATACGAGTCTTATCCCAGTTGAACGAACACTTAACAGGCGCACCTGCCATCTGCATTGAATCGAAGTACATATCCAATGCTTCTTCTTTAGCCTGCTTATGAATGACGGACACTAACTGTCCAATCTCTTCATACGCCTGCTTCTGTGCAGGATGCATCCATGCGTTCGGACTGAAATCGTTATCCAATCCCGTACGATTACCGATCTTGTTAATCGCTAAACGGGGGAAAGGAAGAACGAGTGCAGAACTATTCGCATTAACACGATTCGAGAGAATCTCAGGAGTCGTATTACGTGCGAATCCGAGCCACGTACCAGTGGTAGCATTGCTATCATGATACGGCACTCCGAATAGTGCAGGAAGCGAAGTGGGCGAGCTAATACCATTGGTAACAATTAAGTCACCGCCAGTAACACTAGCAATCTGCGGAGTCAGGTTAATCGTCTTGTTTTCAACGTCCCACGTAGTAATAAGCGCGCTACCGCGATTAGTAGCTAACGTGGAGTCGAAAATCTGAACGGTCTGACCATAACGCATTAAGCGTACGCCGAATCCATCGGTAGTACACACAATGACGTTCTGTCCACCCGCAGGCGTATCAGTAGTAACCGTACCGATAACACCATTACCACTCTGCATTAACTGTGCATCAAGCTGACGACGCAGTTCATCAATAGCAGTAGCAGTAAGACGACGAACAGCATTGACGATTGCCTTACGGTCATCATCAGTGCTCCACTGCGCTAACTTCGTGTATTCAATATTCTCTGATAAGAATACCGAAGTGAGTACAGCCTTATCAAACGTCGGCCCGCCTCCACGTCCTAAATCTCCACCGTTAGGATCAAAATACTGGAAGCTGCCACCGGGACGAATTTCCAGCGGCACGCGCATCTGCCTACTAGAAATCTTTTCTACGTCACGCTTCTTAATATTGGCGTAGAACTTATCGTCCCGCTCGAACAGTACCCTAATCTTCGGAATTACACGCTCTAATTCAAGAGCTGTAACCTGCGACTCGACCAAGGCGTGAAATCTATCCTGCCCGTTGCAAGCAACGACTGCAGAGATAAATTTCGGTAAAAAACTATGCATTTTCAGTCCTTCATGAGGTAATCTCGACTAGACATTCCTTTTGGTAAAGCTCGCGCTTTATCCTTATCGGAATTTCCAGACGATTTACGTTCGGTAGTTTCCCTCTTAACTGTAGACGGACGGCCCACAGGAAGAGGATTATTCCTCTCATTAGGACGATTGTTGCCCCGTCCTTTAAGGGCTTCGTTGCGTGTCTTACGAATAATATCAGGTAATAACCCTTTAGCCTTGGACAAGTAGGCAGAACGAATTTTGTCCAGGGATTCCTGATTGAAATTTACTTCAGCAGCTTTCTCCCAAAGTTTATCTAAAATGCTACGGAATCGAGTATCTTTATCGATTTGCTGTGCAAGATTATCTGCACAATCCCGTAAAGCCTTCTGCTTCTGCCAATCATTCATTGATTCTTTAGGATCAAGATTCTTATCAATGATTGACTTCACAGTATTGTCGATTCGGGTATTAACCGTATCAACATGCGTGTTTAACTGAGTCGTCCTAAATTCCTGCTCACGCTGATCTAATTCAGCTTCCTTAGCATCCTTAGTAGCAGGACGATTAGAAAGTCGGACGGGCGGCTCGAATTTATCAGAGTTAAAGATGAACTTGTATAATAAAGCCGCAGCCGTCTTAGTATCAGCGTCTTCCGAACGATGCATCATTACAGTAATATTCTTGACTACGTTGCCAAGAACTGTGTAATAAGCATTCGGATCTACCGATTGCAACTGTTCAAGATAAGTATCAGCCAATGAACCAAATGCTTCAGGATCATCCTCTTTAAGCGCCTTGAGGATTGTTGTAGCTTTACCCTGAGATAGTTCTTCAGCAAATTTGTCTAACGTGCCAGCTTTATCAACAGCTAACTTTGCATCTGCAAGACTTGGCAGAAGTTCGGAATACTTCTGTTCACGATAAACTGCCTTATCGAGATGCGGAAATTCTTTGAAGATTTGTGGATATTTAGCTAGAACTTCCTTACGACGAACCGGCATAACCAGTTCATCTTCATCTACTTTATCATCTAATTCTTCTTCGAGTTCGTCTTCGAGAGACTTTTCTTTCGTTTCTTTATCGTCTTCTTCTGTTGTTTCTTCAGGATCTTCTTCATCAGTTTCTGTAGTTTCTTCCAGTTTAAGGTCAATTGGCTCATCATCTTTTAAGTAGTCTGCCATATCTGAGACAGACATCTTACCTGATTCAATTGTAGCCGAATCGTCCGATGAATAAAAAGGTTGAAACTTATGATTGAGTGGGAACATTATCCTTCTCCGCTAATGGGGTTGCATTCCCTTTAGGCGCAGGTTGACTACCTTTATTGGGGGCACCTGCTGCAACTGGTGGAGGTCCGGGATTTACAGTTATTAACTGCATATGCGCTTGCATATGTAAGAGAATATTCTGATATCCGTCCTTGTTAGCACTATTCTTTAATTGTCTACCTGCTTCACCTACGAGGAACTTTCTGCAAATTGCTGCATGAATTTCATGATCATCTACAGTAGGTTCAACAGGTACAGATGGTCCCATTGTAGGCTGACCATCCGGTCCCATTCCTTCTGGAGTAGGAGCACCAATCATTAACTCTTTAATCTCTTCTAACTGTTTCTCTCTGTCGTCTTCTCCGGGTATATTAAAGTCAGTGAGGCCAATAGCAGTCTGTAAACTATCAATGTTAGAAGGATCAGCGACAACCTTCGCAACAATTGGATTAGGATTCTGAAGGAGTTCCATAATGGTATCCTTCTGCTGACTCCAATTGAGCGGAATATTCTCATTAGCTTCTAATTCGATTCGTCCTATCTTTCCCTCAGTCTCGGCTTTCTTAATGAAGACGTTAAAAAAAGATCCCGCCTCGTCCTGACGAACTTCTTTCTCGTCTTCCTGCATTTCCTGAATGAACATTGGAATAACTTTGCCAAAGATATCCTTCCACCATGAGGTGAATATCTTCCAAGTATTCTGTTGCCTCTGCATAGCCTGAGCACGACTCATACTGTATTCAGAAGCCGTGCGTCCGCCATTAGTCTGCTGCCCACCGAATAGACTTGGTAATGCACCAGAAACTAACTGACCTAATTCCTGTACCTTCTGGAAGAATGGTAGGACTTCAGGACTTAAGTTAGCAGTCTTTAGTTCATAGAATGCTTCATTAAGTGGCTTACCTGCTTTAGCTCTAACAGGATAAATAGATCCCGGAGCTACTTCAGTCTGCTGATACTTCTTAAAGTTTAATACATCAGGGTCCGCGAAAGTTTGGCCGATGCCATGTTCAATAGTCTGGAGAACTAATGAGATGATATCATTTGTGATATCTTGAATGCTAACCAACTGAGAGCCAGAAGGATCAAAGTGAATATAATCAGAGAGTGGATTGTAGGTGAGAG